GTTCTACCTGTAGTTGATGTACCAGATCCGTTAACAACGATACCTCCAGCATCAGCAATACTGATGACTACACCAGCTTGTGGCTGTGTGTTAGGAAATGCTACTTCTGTAGCTATAACTTCTAGACCACCAAGAGGTGCAATCTGTGCGGCTACATAATCTACAACAGCACCAGATGTTGGTAACTGTGTATCACTATTAGATATTGTTGTTTGTTTTAAGTCACTCGCTAGTTTAGCAAGGGTTACGTTAGAGTCTGCAATCTTAACAGTTGTTACGTTAGCATCTGTAATTTTAGATGTAACAACAGCGTTAGATGCAAGATTAACATCAGTTACGTTAGCTCCAGCTATTTTAGCTGTTGTAACATTACTATCTGCTATCTTAGCTGTTGTAACTGCTCCTGTATCTAACTCAGTTGTTCCTACAGCACCAGCTCCTATTTTTGCATTTGTGACTGAATCTGCTGCTAATTTTGCAGTAGTAACTGCTCCTGTGTCTAGCTCGGTTGTGCCTACTGCACCAGCACCCATCTTTGCATTGGTAACTGCGTCATCAGCTAATTTAGCTGTTGTGATTGCACCAGTATTTAGTTCTGTAGTTCCAACTGCCCCTGCACCTATTTTTGCATTGGTAACTGCATCATCTGCTATTTTAGCAGAGGTAACTGCGTTATCATTTATTTTTGCTGTAGTAACAGCACTATTTTGTATTTTACCTTCTTGAATAAGATTATCAGAAAGCATTGAAGCAGAATTAATAGCACCATCAGCTATTTTGGCTGAGTTAACTGCATCGTCTGCTATCTTAGCTGTCGTAATATTTGCATCTGCAATCTTAGCTGTAGTTACATTGGCATCTGCAATCTTAGCTGTAGTAACATTAGCATCTACTATTTTTGCAGTTGTTATATTAGAGTCAGCTATTTTAGCTGTTGTTACCTGACTGTCTGCTATGTGTGCAGTATCAATAGATCCATCAACATAATGTTCTGAGTCAATTTGATCGTCAGCAATTAATGCATTGGTAATATTATCAGCTTTAATTTTAGCTGTAGTAATAGCACCATCTTGTAGATCATATGTTTGTATAAGTTGATCATTATGTTCTTGTAATGCTCTAAGAACTTGTTTTGTATTATTATTTAGGTCATCTGCTTTTACTGAAGATCCAGCTTGGTATGTAGCTCTACCTGCTACAGCAGTATTACCAGCGTTAAGTACGTCTGTTTCTCGTACAATACGAATTATACTAGGACTGCTTGGTGCAGTTCCTATCCAGTCTACAGTACTTTGACTATTAGTATTGTAAGGATTTATGTTATAATCGTTGCCAGCGGTTTTCAGAACCCCATCAACATATACTTTTATTTCATCTGATTCAAATGTATCAATAGTAAAGTTGATGTCAGCCCCTGTCGCTGTTTGTTGGTGAAAGGATTGTTGTGACATTATTTAGGTATGTTGAGGATGTTTGCTGTTTGTCGCTGTTTTCGTATTTGTTCTAGTTTGTTACGACGTTGCTCTTCGATTACTGCAAGTATATCGGATTCGTTCTTGATAGAGTTCCAAGCAATTCTACGAGCTTTTTGAAACATTCTATCTATTTGTCTATTATGCCAGTAATCTCTAGCATCAAAGTCTGCACGTCTACCAGATTTTATATCTGAGTACATTTGCTCCATAGAAGCGGTAGCTTTAGGATTAGCAGCTAATTTATCTAATTGACGTTGTAAGTTTTGTAAGCCAATAGCTCGTTGAAATTTAGATCTAATTTCTGGTGTATCTGTCAAGTTTGTACTGTCAGGTGCATAGTATGTAGACTGTCTTAAATCATAGCCACTATCAAATAAGAACGCTCTACCGGGACTTTGTTCTAAATTAAGACTTATAGGGCTGGTTGCATTGTATGCACGAGTCATAAAATCCCAATCGTCAATAGCTCTACCATTAAGCATATCATATTTAATAGGTAGTGGATTAGCTAGTGGGTTAATACCAGTCAAACCTTCTGCAAATGCGTTACGGTTACGTATAGACTGTATTACACCTGAGTTTAGTTCACGCATATAAGGTGTAAATAATTTACCTAATTCATTACGTAAACCAGCTAAAGGTACACTGTTGTTAATTAAACTACCAGATATACGTCCAATCTGTCCACGTCTACCACCAAATAAATCTACAAATGACTGTATACCAGCTAAGTAAGATTTACTTGTAACTGCCTGAGCTATAACTAATGATATTTTACCAAGTTCATTTTCTGTCCACTCTTCACCCATAAGTTCACTTGCATCACCTATGTCAGCTATTGTAGACATAATAAGGTTAAAAGGTTCAAAGTTATCATAACCTATACGTACATCACCTAGTTTAATTGTTCTAGGTTCCCATCTACTGTCAAACCACATTTGACGTTTTTGTCTATCAACGGGTCCATTACCATGTAAGTCACCACGCATCCAAGCTTGTACAGCTGTAAATGTAACAGCAGCACCAATAGAGAATCTACCTGTTTGTAAAGCTCTAGCGTTAGCTAATTCTTCTGGTGTAAATATTCCATACTTATTAACACTTGCTAAATCATTAGGATTAGCAAATGCTATATCATTAAACTCTTTGACTAAGAAGTTAAACCCCGGTGTATACTTTCCCGTTAAAGTAAGTCCATTTACACCAGTTCTAGCAAACAAAAAGAATGGTTTAGCTAGTGGTGTAGCAGAAAATACATCGTTTAATCCTTTTGCAAAACCTGTAAGATCTTGTGTAAGTGTAACTTCTTTACGTGCAAACAAAGTTGCTTCATCTACTATATTACCAGCAGAGTCAAAGACTTGACCATAAAAGTCATCTTCGTATGCTTTCATTAACTCTTTTGTAATCTTAGGAGTTTGTATACCATTGTTTTGTAACTCTAAAGCATTACGCATAGCTTTTTCACGCATCTTAGCACGACCTAATATGTACGCAAATGCGTCATCAGTTGCAGCCATAAGCTTAGTAGAGTAAGTAAGCAAGTTTGCATTGTTTGCATTACGTGCTAAATTAGCTACACGAAATGCTGCTACTTCTCCGGGATTTGCTCTACCACTATCTTCTGCCCAACGACGTAATATTTCCCAGTTGTCATCACCCTGAGAAAACTCAGAGAAACGTGTCTTAATAGTTCTTATATCACCTTTCCAATAAGCATTAAGCTTTGTTTTAAATAGTTGTAGTGACTCAGGTACAGCTTCTATCATAGCATTAACACTAGCTAGACTAGCTCTCATTGCAGCAACTTCTCCAGTAAATGGAGCTTTTAGTGTGTAACCTAAAGCTGTAGCTAAAGGTCTTAAAAATGTTGCAGCAGATGTACCCATAATTGCTCGGACTGGGGTTTTAGGTCCAGACAGAACACTGTGAGTCATAACTCCTTCTAGTTCTCTTATCATTACACCTGTACGATCAGGTGCATTTACATCTAATTTACCACCAAGTATTAAAGTACGAGCCCATCTATCAAAATCATCTAGTGTGTTAACATTTTCCATCATAGAAAAAGCTTCAAACAACGCATTTATCATGTCATCATTATCATCATCTTTTGCTATTTTTAACACTGACATAATAGATTCTCTAGCATCTACCATTTCTTTGCTTACAGCTTCTTCAACAGTTTTCTTAGTTTTCTTAGCTGCACCTAATGCTCTAAATGAATCTGACTTTACAAATCTAGATTTCTTTGTTTCATATAATGCAGTCAACATTGTATCTACAATCTGTTTAGCTGGTCCATCTACATCGTCAAGACTTACTAAATCAGCTATTTCTCTACCAGCAATACCAGTATCTCTTAGTTGTTTTAGTAATGTACCTAGTATTAAATCAGCTGTAACTACATTTTTAGATGTCCATACTTCTTGATTATCTATAACATCATTTGTTTCAAACAATTCTTTTAGATATTCTTGAGGTGTCATATCTACAGGATTTCTTCCCTGTGTTACACGTTGATGTGATTCTATTGACTCTTTAAACTTTTCAACTAATGCTTGTCTAGATCCCTTTGCAGCGTCTAGTTCTTTTGCAAACTTTTCACTACTAACTAATCCACGGAATATACGTTCTACTGTTGCATCATCTGTACCACCGTACTGTGCTATGCTTTCACGTTCTACTGGTGTAGTAACAGAACCTGTAGATCCATCTTCAGATCCCCAGTCTTTACGTGTTTTAGATAGTTGTTGTCTAGCAACTTCTGGTTCTACTTCTGATACATGTGCACCTTGATGTGGTTGTGCAATAGGGGCATTTTTATCAGCTCTAAACTCAATTTCACCACGACGTAACTGGGCTACCCCAGCTTGTACGGTTTGATTTTTTAGACTTTTGTTTCGTTTTGTTATTTGATCAACAGCTTCTTTACTACCTTTTTTAAGTGTGTAAGCTAGTCCATCAAATATTAGACCTATACCCATACCTTCTACGATGTTTTTTACTTTCATCATTATAGGATGGTCAGTCTCTTTAGTACTTATAGGTGTATCTACCCAACCATAACGGTCACGTAATGCACCTAATGCGTTCTGTTCATCTGATTCTTTAGATACAAGATCAGATACAGCTCCAATAGCTGCTCCTTTGGCTACAGTACTACCAGCTAAAGCTGTAAGCCCTGCCGGTATTGTAATTAAACCAGAAGCCACTGCTCCTTTTGCTGCTAATATTGTACCAGCTGCCATAGAACCAAAATGTATTAGTCCTCGTAGCTGTTTACCCCACCACGTTTTAGTCTCGATTGGGTTATCGTAAGAATTAAAGGGAGTCCAGTCTGGTCTGTATGTCCCTGTTTCTAACCTTTGTTGTTGCATTTCACCAGACAAAGCATCTGCTGTACGTTCTGGGAATGTAGCTAGTGATGAAGCGGTATCTTGCAATCCACCAGATAAGATGGATTGCCCTTCTTTGATGAGAGCCTTGGCTCCCCATGTATCAGCATTACGAGGATCATATGTAACATCGGCAGCTTGCTGCTCGACTTGCTGTTCAGCTTGCACTGATGCCTCTTCTGCTTGTTTACGTTCGTTGTATGCGTCTGAGATTTTTAATGCTTCTTGTTCCAGATTATCTAAGTCATTATCATCAAACTCGATACTATACTTTTCACTCATTATCTTCTAGATCTTTTTTTAGGTTTTGGTTTTTCTTTTTCTATAGGAGTGGGTATTTCGTTTACTATAGCAGCCATGACGTCTTCTTGTATAACATGTGGTTTACTTGAGTAAGGAGCGTTTTTTAATGCTGGCATAAATTCTTCAAGTGCCGTTTGTTCAACATCTGTAATTCCAGATAATCTCCAAAAAACATTGCCGTCTATTTCAACTCCTCTTATAGCATTTTGTTTCTGTAATCTAATATGCCATAGTAATGCCATGACTTGGCTTTGACTATCTTCTGTAAATGGTTTATTTAGCAACCCTTCTAAAATAGGTTTAGTACCAGCACCTTTATATGTAAGTGCTTCTTTCATTCCAGCTTTTGATATACCATATCTTCCGACATCATCAGCACCTATTCTTAATAAGTCTGTAGGTGTTAAAGTATTATTAATTCTTTTTAGTTTTTTAACGCCTTGACCTCTTAGTGTGTAGTAACCATCGTCAATAAATCCTGAGCCATCTGACTTTCTAAGTCTAGCAGCATTTAACATTATGGTACTGTTTTTCTCACCAGTCTCTTCGTTAACTTTATAGAATACATCTATGGAACTATGTGCGTTAGGGTTACGATGTAGTTCGTATAAATCATCTTTACTTAATTTATAGATTTCATTGCTATTAACAATGTCTCCAGTTTTTGGATCTAATCCTCCTGTAGCTATTAATCTATCCATCAGTAATTGCTCTGGTGCAACACCTAATCTTTTAGCAGTATTCACCCAGAAAGGTGTGATAGCAGCTCCAAGATTACCGTCATTCATAGCAGCTCTACTGGTTTCTAAATTAGCTTTTTCAAGAGCTGATGCAAAATTAGATGATGTTATATTACCGGGTTTTGTAAAGTAGTCTGCTGTATTTATTACGTCTTGTGCAGTACCTGTACTGTATGTAGGTACAACTACGTCATAATCACCAGCTAGAAGTTTAGCTTTTACTACTTCTAACTCACTACCTACTCGAGTACCAAAATCTAAACCTTGATTACCTACTTCGGATTGTTCAACTCGTCTCTTAAGATCAGCGTATGCTTTTTCTATAGCTCTGTTGTCACCTCCGGGTAGTTGGTTACGGGAGTACATTACATCAAGATCTTTATATTTTGCAATTACAACATCTTGTAAATCTGTTTTGTAATCAGCAAGTATATCAGGTTGGCCGGGTACAGAATACTTACCATACGACGATCCAAACTTATTACCTGTATGTGATTTAACTCCAGCACTTAATATACTTTGTGAAAAAGGTTTATCAGGAAACTGTTTTCTCCACTCAGCTGCAATGACAAGTTGGTCCTTATCTGATATATCACCATTCTCATCTCTGTATGGTGTTACAACTTCATTTTCAAATCGTTGCATTTTAGCAGGCAACAATTCGTCAGGATCTTCAGTAGCATTATCTATACCTCTATTAACTCTAGCAATTAAACTAGCTGTAAGCGAACCATTTTTACCAAAGTTAGAATCTTGTAAGGTTGTTTTTTTGTTAGTTCCAGAGTGTTTAAATTCAAATAGGCTTTTAAAATCCTCTGCCATAGCAAGTGTAACATTACCAGTTTTATTAGTAAGCTCATTGTAAATATAATCAGCTATGTGTTGCAAACCCTCTGCGTCTGTAGTGTACTGGTTAGCATCTTTAACATACTTTAAAAGTGCTGCGGTATCCATACCTTCGCCAGACGCTAAGTCATCTCTAATTCTATCATCTACTTTATCGTTTAAATTACTTCTAATTTTTATTCTTTGTACTGCTTCCCACTCAAGCATTGCTTTTTCTTTTCTCTTTCTTAGCTCAGGTAAAACATGTTTACGCATATGTTTTTTCCATTGCCTGCTTTGAGTGTTACCACCAGTAGCCTCAAACCTGTCATACAAAGTTATAAGCCAAAGATCTTCTCCTTTGTCCCATACTTCTTCACCTTCAATGCTAGTACCTTTATTTAACCAGTCATTTTTATTTGTGTATGTATTTATAGCACCAAAATTAGGATCTTTAAAATCATCAATACGTAAGTCTTCATCAGATTTTTTAGTAATAAGGACTGCCATATCTGTAGCTGTTTTAGTACCTTCTCCAAGTAACTGTGCAGCACCTTTAGTTACTTCACCATCTTGTTGCTTTTCAGCTCTGTCTAATCTTGCCTGTTCTGTTTCATCAAGCTTTTCATTATCTTCTCTTCTTATTTCTGCTACTTTCTCAGCTTGTTCTGATGCTTTTTTAAACTCAGCAGCAGATTTAGCAAAGCTAGCTAAAGCCTTTATATTATCGTCACGATTTTTATAGCGTAGCTCTTCAATCTTCATCATGTCAGAAAAGAAGTCTTTAGTATCCGCTATATTTTTATCTATTTCCTTGTTGACCGCATCTGCCAGATCTGGCGAAGTACGATCATAATTGGTATCACCCATATTGGGTAATTTATCCCGAGGTGTACCAATGACGGTTCCGAATGATGATGTCATAATTACCAGTTCGCTTTAATAGTTGAAACACTGCTAGCAATACCAAGCACTGATGAAGCTAGACTTAATGCACCGCCTAATCTGTTGGTAGGAGGTAACATAACAGGAGCACCGTATGCTGCTGGTATACCTAGATTTTCTCTTGCTTGTGCGTTAGCTGTCATAAACTTACGTCTTCCTAGTTCTTGTGCATATGCCATGTTACGACCATACAAGTTATCCACAATACCTTCTACTTCAGCTCGTTTGCTAAGTAGTGATTTATAATCTTTGAGTCCGAATCTGGTAGATCGTCCACCTTCATCTGTTTTTTTACCAGCAAAGTAAGCACGAACAACATCTTCTTCTTGCTTTCTACCTTTACCTTGAGTATATAAGGCTTGTACGTAGGCATCACTGATGTCACGTGTATACCCTATTACGTTTCGATCTAAAGTTCTCTCGAAAGATGTTTCTTTATTAAAAAACTTTAATTTTTCTTGAGCAAATACAGCGTCTTTCTGTCTTGCTTTTTCTCTGGCAGCAGCTCTTGCTCCAGCGTTAGCGTCTATGCACACGGCAAAATTCTATAAATGGTAAATTGTTTGGTCCGTGTATTACTTTACGTAAAAACTTGAACCCTAAAAATTTAAGTAATTTTAAATGCACTGTATTTCTACAGTCTACTATGTTCCACAAGAGGGGCTCTTCACGGCTATCGACATACCGTTTGGCTTCTCTCGCAAATGTGATGGGATAGCGTTGTATATCTGGTGTACATAACATCCAGATTACCCCGCCTTCTCCTACTCCGGCTAGTCCGGCAGTCTTGCCGTCTGGTACTGTGAAATACACAGCAGAGCCCTCTTTAGCGACGAAAGGTAGAAAGGTAATAGGATCTAGCCCATGACCCTCTGTGACCTCTCTGAAGTCGTCTGAGCGTAGGTTGGAGGCCACCTCTATGGCAGCCTCAGTTGTGATTGGGTGTATGTAATTAGACACGTTTATAATATCGAGGTGAATAGTCTCCTTCCCATGACATAGCTCGTAGCGTAGCTGGTGCTGGATGACTTGATTTTAATGTTATATCTACATTTATATTTCTTTCATATACTGGTACAGTCTTAATGTACTCATCTAAATATGGTGCATCTGAAACATCATACTCATCTAAAATGCTAGACTCATATACTTCGGTGTAGTCAGTTTTACCTACACGTTCTAATGTAGTTTCATATAATCCTACTTTACCAAAGTGAAACTTAACTCTGTGTATTACAAGTGATGAGTTAAGATCAGATCTAATGCTTTCTCCTTGCTGTGCTGTAGGGTAAATTCTAGGTAACTTAACACTATACTCATATATGTAACCTATTTTTAATGTTACACCTGACCAGTTTCCCGGTAAAGTAAAGCTTGTAGATCCTGTAGAAGTTGGTTTTCCGTACCGACCCACTCGTGCAGCCGATGCATCTGTATCTAGAACAACCAGATTAGTAAATGGATTTGTTACAGTACTTAACCAGCTAACACTTGAAAAGGTAGTTAGGTTTGTAGATGCACTATAACTTCCACCGCTAACTGTAGTATGGTTATCTATGTTAAGTTGAAAGTCTGTGCCATCTAAAACAATACTAGGATCTGTGTCATCTTGTACAAGCTTTACACTCTGTAAGTAATAATTAGAATCTAAAAAGAAATACTCATCATCTATAATAAAATGATATATTAAATTATTCTTAAATGTCCATTTAAACCATGCAGCTTGTGTACGTTTGTCTGTAACTTGAAAGTATCTGTAACCAAAAACAGTGTTAGATCCTGTTTTACCATACAATACCATAGAGTTTTCTCTAGAGTTAGTTAAAAGATCAATGTCTTTAGGTAGTAATGTAGGTACAATTTTACTTACTTCTACTACATTAGGCTCACCTTCTCGTGCTACATTAGCCATTTCGTTAAAACGACTAAACTTGTTAGAGTTGTCAATATAACCTACGGTTGTGCCTAGTGAAATAGGTGCTATATTTTTGTTGTAATTAAATGTAGATATACTTCGCAGTTTAGCAGTGTCAGGGTTTAGTACTGTATCATCAGATGATAACAAAAACTGCTGGTTTGTACTAAATACTACGAGACCTGTGTTTATTTCTATACCATCAAACAAGTCTGACGGGAACATAGATGCAGCTGATATATCTATAGGGTCAGCTGCTGATACTGTCAAAGCTGTTTCTATAAAAAAGTCAGGAAGTCCTAACGTACCGGGTCGACATAGAATTACATTTTCACCTGATAAAAATGCTAATCTATTACGAAAGAATAGTACTTTATTTATTCTACCAACAAAAGTATTACTACCTGATTTTGGTAATCCGTCGCTGGTCTTTACAAAAGAAGGCATCGGATTAGTTAAATCGTCACCTACAGTTCTATTTTCATAGTCAAATTGTTTGACAGTAAAAGTTGTAGTAGCTGTACGTTGTATAACTACAGGCATAGTAGCATTATTAAAGCCTAAAACAATTCCCGGTTTTGCACATTCTGTCCATGAACCTGTACCATCTTTATTATTTTCTCCCTCAAATCGTAGGTAATAGTCATCTTCATCTGACATTCTAGAGTTAGAAACTTTGACTATGTATCCATGTCTGCACTGGTTAGGAAGTTTAGTTACATCATTAACCGAACTTTGCATAACTCGCATCAGATCTTCTTCTACCACCTCTACGTTAAATGTACTATTGCTGTATAAATATATACCTGTACCAATAGTACGTGCAGTAATGCCAGCTGGTAAATCTGCAATAATACCACCTAGTATAGTATCACCAGTCACAGCTGTATCAGCATCAAATGGTGTAGGTTCTGGTCTTACTAGACCTAGGTTAGCTTTAACTGAAGTAGATTCGTGATCTTCTACACGTATAGTATAGTTAAAATTTTGTGATGCAGAGTCTAAAGTTACTGTAACCTGATCACCAGTAACCCAACCCTCTCCGCCGTGCAGTAAAATTACATCACGTTGGTAACTACATCTGTAATTATCTCCGTCTGGTCCATCAGTATTAGCACTATAGTTAGGGCTGACACCTTGTTGTCCAAGAGTATTAATTCTAAATATTAGATTCTTTTTAGACCCTGAGTCTACACTGAATACTTGTGTTCCAATACCGGGGCAGCTACCTGTGCCATCACTTTCATCAAGTGTATCAGATTGTATTTTAATACGTGTAGCTCTATTAACTGTAGTTAGACTACCTTCTGAGTTATAAATATTGAGACCATACTGTCTTCCATTTTCTGTTCTAAGTAATTCGATAAAAGCAAAGTGTGTATCTGGTCTGTTTGTAGTAGTACCTGTAGTACCAACTGCTGTATTAGAATTAGTCTCATCTCTGTTACTTACAAATGTAGTATCATTGATAGTTAAAAACTGTAAATTTTCTGGTGTGCCGGTAGCAAGATATGCTTGAAGTGCCGTAGCTCCACCAGTGCCATAGGTTATATCCATACGCTGTCCGTCACTACAACGCCATACACGCACTTCGCCGTTTGATGCTACTTGTCCGATGTAAGATCCTTCTGACTCATCACGATAATAGTGAAACCACGAACCACCAGACTGTACTTCATGCAGTTGTCCAGTAGCAGTGGTGTGTGATCTATCTGAATCATTAACTAAAGATGTGTCTATTCTTTTTGCACCCGGTCTTTTAAACAAGCCCTTTGTAACATCAGGAATCGCATTGTTTAGGTCTTTTACTTGCCCCGGAAACTTAAGCTGATCTGGCTGTTCTGATATGCCAAGTGCATAGTTTGGGATGGTTTGTGTTACGGTTGCCATTATCGTCTAAGGTTTCTCCATGGTTGATAGGTTTGAAATGCAGTATTTTCTGGGAATCCAAACATGCTGTGATTACCTTGGTTACATTCGTACTCCATAAGAGCAGCTCTTGATAAAGCTTCTTGTTGTGCTATTAATTTAACTAAGTTAGGATTAGCAACAAGCTGTGTAGCTGCCATTCTAGAAGCTCTGTATGTAATATAACGTCTAAATATTACTGGCAAGTCCTCGTAGTTTTGTAACAAAACAACATCAAGATCTATACTATCTATAGAAGAAAAGTCATTTGTGTGATCTATCTTATCATATAAGTAACCACCACGGCGTACAACATTGTAAGTTCTACGTACCCAACCTTCAGATACATCTAGCTGTAGCACGTCGTTGGCTATAGCAATCTTACCTGTTGAGTCTGGTGTATATTTTACATGTTTTTCTGTGTTAAAATGCCACCCCTCTGCCTGCGTGTCTACGTTAGCATCACGGAGTAGGTTATAAATAAATGAAATCTCTGGGTTATCAAAAACCAAAGCTGTTACTGGTGCTTGACCTATAGCTCCCAGTATAGAGTTCACTGCGGATGTTTCGGTATCGAGGTCAATAGTTGTGGAAGCCATAAAAAAAGGGGGACACGAAGTCCCCGTATAAAAAATAAAATTAAGCGTTAGCTGGATATGTAGCACCAAATGCGGCGTTACCTGTAGAACCTACAGCAGCACCAGCAACAAGTTCAACACAAGCAGCAGGGTTTAAGAAATCTGCTCCCATAGCTAAACGTCCAAGTATTACATCACCTTGGTATACAACTGAAACGTCGCCTGAAGTTACTTGAACCTGTGGTCCAATAGCTTCTACAACTCCAGCTCCTTCCTTTTGGAAGATTAAACCGCAGCTGTTAGCAAAGTCAGTAGCATTACCATAGTTATTGTTAATACCTGTTACAGAAGCTCTACCGTCTTCTGCTGTCTCACCTACAAATGAACCAACGTTTCCGGGACTTGTGATGCCGGGGTTAGTTGCAGATGCAGAACCATACTTAGTACCGTATGATCCAAAGAATGGAATGTTCATTGACTTGAAGATC